ACCGTTGAAACGATGGATGAAGAATATTTTGAAGAATGGATGCACTACCAATTCGTGCAAGATAAAGACATCGAAAACAAGAAAGAAACCCTCTTTAAAGTAGATTATACAGGAATGGGTTGGATGCTGGTTCGCAAAGGAGTCATCGAAAAGATGAAATACCCCTACTTTTACCCCCGAAAAAAAGTATGGAAACAGTATGGTTGGGAAGAGTTTGTGTGGGATGATGTAGAATTTTGTCTCCGAGCTCGTGAAAACGGACATGATATTTGGATTGACCCCAAAATCCGAATAGGACATGAGAAAGTCAAGATTCTGTAATACCCTCAAAAACTTACATAGAATAAATATATGTATGAAATCTATAAATATTCATAACCCTCTATGGAAGTTCAATGGCACTTACAATCAAGAAAAAAGTTCAAAATTATACAATTGATCAAGGCGCAACCTTTGAGAAGACGATTGGTGCAGAAAGTTCGGCTTCTGTCGCTGTAACGATATCTTCTGGTACGGTTGCGGGCGCAATGATCAAGAATTTTTCTTACGCAAATACTACCCAAGCATTCACAACTTCTCTTACTGGTGCAAACTGTACCTTTTCGTTGACTGCAACTCAAACAGCGGCACTTACAGAGGGAAAATACTACTATAGTCTTACATATACACAAAGTGGTGGTGTAATTAAAGAACGACTTGTAGAAGGACTCATTACAGTTGACCCATCTGCTGAAATTAATAACGGATAAATGAAACTATGTCAACAACACAACCAGCATCAACTACAGAATTAAAAGAATATTGTCTGAGAAAATTAGGAAAGCCGGTCATTGATGTCAATCTTGCAGACGAACAGATGAATGATATGATTGATGAAGCGATCCAAATGTTTCAAGAGTACCATTTTGATGGAACTGAAATACATTATTTGCCAGAACAAGTGACTGCAAGTACATTAACTTTTGCAAGTGGTTCTACTGGAACATTTACTGCCGAAGAAACAATCACGGGCGGAACATCAAATGCAACTGCAACAGTCCATGCGGTAACAAGCAATACTGTTCTGAAATTTAAAGAACATAAAGATGGAAATGGACTCCGTGCCGCAAATACTTCTGGTGCTACATTTGTTGCAGGAGAAACAGTAACAGGTTCAAGTTCTGGTGCAACTGGTGTGCCTCATGCAACGCAAGCAACTGCTGTTTCATTTGGAAATGCAGATACACGATATTTAACAATTGATGATACGATTATTGGAATAAGAGATGTTTTGCCAATTAGTCGAGCACTTTCTTCAAACGATATGTTTTCGGTTGAATATCAGTTTAATTTAAATGAACTTCCAAGTGTTCTTCAAGGTGCTGGTGGATTAGCCTATTTTGCGGCCACCAAACAGAATCTTTCTCTTTTGAATCAAATGTTTTCAAGCGGAACATCACGACAAATGAGATTTAATCGCATGACAGATAAACTTCATTTGGACATGGATTGGGATAATGCAGTTGATATTGGTGATTGGATTATAGTCCAATGTTTTAAAAAGATTGATGGTGCAACTTATACAGAAATATACAACGACATTTTTCTGAAAAAATATACGATTGCATTATTTAAGAAACAATGGGGTCAAAATTTAATCAAGTTTGAAGGAATGCAGTTGCCAGGTGGTGCAACTTTAAACGGAAGACAAATTTATGATGATGGAAACACAGAACTAGAACGACTTGACGAGGAATTGCAACTGAAATATCAGGCGCCTGACAACTTTTATGTAGGATAATCGAATGGCTACAAATTCATATTTCCGCAACTTTGATGCGAAAAATGACCAAGAACTTTTACATTCGATTGTTACCGAATCAATTAAAGTAACTGGTTACGATGTAAATTATATTCCTAGAACCCTTGTCAATGAAGATACGATTCTTGGCGAGGATTCTATTTCCGAATATAAAGATGCATATTCGGTGGAGATGTTCATCAAATCCGTTGATGGTTTTGAAGGTGAAGGAGATCTCGTTTCTAAATTTGGTCTGGAAGTACGTGACCAAATCATATTTTCCCTATCAAGACGAGCATGGGAAGGTTTGGATATAGGAACTCGGCCGAAAGAAGGTGATCTCATCTATTTTGGGTTGACCAGTAAACTCTTCCAAATCATGTTTGTTGAACACGAACTACCTTTTTATCAAGCGGGCGCACTTCCAACATTTGATCTAACTTGTGAACTCTTTACTTATTCTGATGAAGCCCTTGATACTGGAATAGACACAGTTGATGATATTGAACGAGAACAATCTTTTGTTCGTACATTTGAACTGTCTGGTATTTCAGGAACGTTCACTGTGGGAGAAACAGTTACAGGTGGAACTTCTGCCGTTACTGGTGAAGTTGCACGATGGGATTCTGCAACAAGTTACTTGTATCTCATCAATATGACTGGCACATTTACGTTGACAGAAATCATCACTGGTGCAACAAGTCTGGCTACTGGAACCTATGCAACTAAGATTACAACCGATGAAACTACAGAAACTTTATCAACAATTGATGCTGGTACATCCGATAAAGTAAGTAGTTCTAAACAGTTTGAGATTGATGCAGATTCCGTCTTTGACTTTTCTGAGTCGAATCCATTTGGAGAAAATCCGTAATGTTTGGAACATATTTTTATCACCAGACCTCAAGAAAGATGGTGGTTGCGTTTGGTTCGTTATTTAATAATATAGAAGTTCGTAGAACTGATAGTAACGATGCAGTAACCGAAGTTGTCAAAATTCCTCTTTCTTATGGGCCAAAAGACAAGATGTTGGTTAGGATCAGTCAAGATCCGAGCCTAAACCCAAAAGTAGCACTTACTGTTCCACGAATGGGATTTGAGTTGACCTCCATGACTTATGATGGTGCGAGAAAACTCAATACGATGGGCCGGAATGTTAAAAAGGGAACAACTGGACTCAAAAAACAATTTAATCCAGTACCGTATAATTGGGATTTCTCTCTTTATGTGTTTGTAAAGAATGCAGAAGATGGAACACAAATCCTAGAACAGATCCTTCCATTTTTTACACCAGACTTCACAGTAACAATGACTTTGATTTCTGGTATGACTGTTAAAATGGACATTCCTTTGGTATTGAACTCTGTTACAAGTGAAGACAGTTATGAAGGAGATTTTGCAACTAGGCGGTCTATTATTTGGACACTTTCTTTTTTGATGAAAGGGTTTTTATATCCATCTGTTACAGATAATGCAAAAGTTATTACTTCTTCAGTTGTAGATACACATCTTATGTCTGCCGCTACTGCTGCAGATCCGATATATGTTGTTGCAGAGGATAGTACTCCTTACTCACGAAATTATATGATTTTAGATAAACATGAAATAGATGATGCAACACGAATACGAATGTTGTCGGAAGTATCAGAAGACGCTTCTTCTGCTGGACAAACAGTTAGTAGAACAACTGTTGAACCAACATCTACTGGTGCTTTAACAGATGAAGATTTTGGATTTAGTGAAACCTTTGAATTCTTTCCACAAGGGAAAACCTACGATCCAGTAGCGGAAACAGATAGTTAATGAAAACTGAAAAATTAGTTGAGCAAAGGATTGAAAAACATCTTGATCTCGTTGAACATAATAAAGAACATTATATAGAACCTGAAGTTCTTCCTGTTACTATAAATGGGGAAGAAAAAGATACAGATTTTCGGTATGCTCGTGAAAATATGTATCACATCATTGAACGTGGTAGAGATGCAATGGATGAACTTTTGGAGATTGCGAAAGCAGAAGAATCACCAAGAGCGTTTGAAGTGTTTGGTCAACTTCTAAAAAACATGACCGATACACAAGAAAAATTATTGGAACTTCATCGCAAAAAACAAATCATAGAAAACGATGGAGAACGACAGGAGGTCACAAAAGCACAAAACGTGACTAATGCATTATTCGTTGGTAGTACTGCCGATCTTTTGAAATTAGTCAAAAAAGAAACAAAGGATATAAAGGGAAAATGACATGCCAATACAATCCATGCAACGAGTTGCAGAACATTCGTTATTTAAGGCCGCATTACCACTTATTTGTGCAGCTTTAATTGGAAGTATAACATGGATATTTGTGACTGTCATGGATTTAGACAAAGTACTACATAGGGTAGAAGAATCAGAAATACCTCAAATTAATAAAGATATTGCGGATGGATATAAAAAATTAGATGAATTAGAAAAACAAATGACAGATATGAGAATTAGATTTGCAGAAATTGCATCGCCAGGACATCCATCAAGACAACCATATTATCCAAATCGTGAAAATTAAAAAATGATTGAACAAAAAACATATCTTGGTAATCCTTTACTCAAATCCGCATATGTTCCTCAAGATTTCTCTGAGGAACAGGTTGGAGAGTATGTTAGATGCCAACAAGACCCCCTTCATTTTGTCAATGAACATGTAAAAATTGTTTCTGTTGATGAGGGATTAATTAAGTTTGATCTCAGAGATTATCAGTTAGATATGATTAACAGATTTCACAATGAACGATTTGTGATCTGTAAGATGGCTCGTCAATCTGGTAAATCTACCACTATCCTTGCGTATCTTCTTCATTACATCCTTTTCAATGAAAATGTTTCGGTTGCAGTCCTTGCAAACAAAAAAGCAACTGCAATGGAACTTCTTGGAAGATTGCAACTTGCATACGAACATATGCCAAAATGGTTGCAACAAGGAATTTTGATCTGGAACAAAGTAAACATTGAGTTAGAAAATGGCTCGACAATTCTTGCTAGTTCTACTTCTGGTTCTGCAATTCGAGGTGGAACTTTCAATATTATTTTCTTAGATGAATTTGCATTCGTTCCTCAGAACATTTCTGAAGAGTTTTTTAGTTCAGTATATCCTACTATTTCTTCTGGTAAAACCACAAAAGTATTCATCGTTTCTACGCCAAACGGCATGAATATGTTCTATAAATTGTGGACAGATGCAGAAGAAAAACAGAATGATTATTCCCCAATTTCAGTCCATTGGTCGCAAGTTCCAGATAGAGATTTAGAATGGAAAGAAAAAACGATACGGAATACTTCCGAACGACAGTTTCAACAGGAATTTGAATGTTCTTTCTTAGGTAGTTCTAATACTCTCATTTCGACTGAAAAACTCATGTCGATGCCGTTTAAACAACCAATCTATCAACATGAAGCATTTGATATCTATCAAGAACCAACAATGAACCATACTTATGTAATGGTGTGTGATGTTGCAAGAGGGGTTGGACTTGATTATTCTGCATTTTCAGTATTTGATGTTACAAAACAACCTTATCGACAAGTTGG